TCCCTTACTCTTAGTGGAGATTTAACAATACCTCAAAAAATTATACACTCAGGAGATACTGATAATTATCTTTCTTTTGGAGCTGATTCTTTGTCGTGGTATCAAGGTGGTTCGCAACAAGTTGAATTAATATATGGTAATATATATATAAAAAATAACAATAAGGCTCTTGTTGGTTATAATTCAAGTGGCAGTGCTAAAGAATTAATAAAAATTGATGGCAGTAATGTGGTCCAAATAGGAGAAGGGTTAAATGCTACTTTTGCAGGCAATGTAAATGCTACAGGCAATATAACAACTGATGGGATATTTAAAGTTGATTCTTGTCCTGATAATAATGTTATAACATTTAACCAAAGCAATAGAGAGCATAGCTTTTATACGTATTTTAGTGGTACTACGGGTCAAAACCGATTAACAGTAAGAGTTTCTGACGGAACAACTGATGGTTCAAAAAACGATGTAGTTAATTTTATGGGTGATTTAGTTGCTGATTTTCAAGGAAGGATTATTGCAAACGGAGCAGCCTACCATGCTAGAGCTTCTCATGGGAATGTATTTCAATGCGATACAAATGGGAACGCAGCTATAACATTACTTAGTGCAAGTAATACGTCAAATAGTGTTGGGAGTGATATTGTATCGTTAAACTTTGCAGCTACAAATTATTATTCATCATCTAAAGATGGTGTATACGGACAAATAAGATGTGAAAATGGTAATGGTACTTATGCTGATAGAGGTCAATTAGTTTTTGCTGTTGGATACGATGGTGCTACTATATATGATAGAATGACTCTAAGTTTTAATGGTACTGTAACAATTAATAATGGAGTAGCATACTCTATGCTCAATAATGCTGGAAATGGAACGCTTAATGGTTTATGGGCTGGTGGAAGTGATGAATTATATGTTGGAAACGATAATGGATGGGATAGTATTAGATTTCTTCCTGGTAGTACAGAAAAAATGCGTATTACATCCGCAGGTTATGTTACTGTTGGTGGTAATACAACTAACAATGTTAATCTAACAGTAAATGGTTCAAGTGGTAGTGCAAGAGTTGTCCCTCAAACTGATGATACAGGTTATTTAGGAGAATCAAATCATAGATGGCAGGCAGTTTATGCAACTAATGGTACAGTACAAACTTCAGATAAAAATTTAAAAACTTCTATTACATCTACAGACTTAGGTCTTGATTTTATTAATAAACTTAATCCAGTTAGTTACAAATGGAAAATTGGAGGTTATGATATAACAGAAGCAACCTATGACGATAAAGAAGAAAAAACTAAAAGAATTGAAACTCCTGTAAGTGGAAAAAGAAAACATTATGGTCTTATAGCTCAAGAAGTAAAAGAAGTCCTTGGTAATAATGATTTTGGTGGATGGGTTAAAGAAGATTTAGAAGATGATGATAGTCTTGAATCTTTAAGGTATGACCAATTTGTTGCACCACTAATTAAAGCAGTACAAGAATTATCAGCACAAGTAACAGCATTGGAAAATGCGTAATGGAAAAACTTAAAATAAAACTATTACCACCATTTGTAAAAGGAATGATCATAGCTTATATGATAGTAGCTTTTCTCGTATTCTTATTTGTTGCTTGTGAAGATGTAAGAATTGGTAAAACAAAAGAAGAATTAGCAAAGGATATGTTTGAAGTAGATTCATTACTTAGAACGATTCATATGGAAATGGATAGCGTTGCGATGGATTTTAATAAATTATATATAGACGCACAAAGGATTAACAATGGCAGCGATTAGAATAACATATATTGCCCTTGCTTGGACTATAATAATAAAGGCTGGCTTAGTATGATTGAATTTATTGTTGGTCTTTTCTTTGGATATATTATTAGTGGAGATATAGGAGAACCTGTACCATCTCAGATTATTACTTATTCTGATAGTGGTAGGGTAGTTAAAGTATATAGAAGCGGTTTTCATGGTCATAGATATTATCCCAATGCTTTAGCTATTGGTTGGAATACTAATGACTATAGATATTGGGAACCAGAGCGAGTAATTGCTCCTGTTTATAATAAAAGCGTTATTATAAAAAGAAAGCCTAAGAAATCTAGTGGTGAGTATAAAAGAAAAAAAGGTGGGGGAAAAGGAAAGAAGAAGTGAACGAGGATAACATAGCTCCAATTATAGTTATATTAATACTATTTGGTTATATGATGTACTCAATAAATAGAACAAAATGAAACAAGGAATTAGTGCAGATAGTCAAATACACATAAGCGTTGCTTTATTAATTAAAGCAGGTATCTTAATAACTATCGTAGTAGGTAGTTGGTATCAAGCTCAAATGAAATTTGCTAGTATGAGCAGAACAATGAATGATATGCACGAAGAATTAGTTGTACTGACTTCTAAAGTACATGAAATGGAAAAAGAACACATAGAAGAATTAGAGACACAAAAAGTGGCTCTTGAAGAAGAGAATAGAACCTTAATGCAAAGGTTAGGACTAAAAAGAAAGTAAGGAAATAAAATGGCTAAAAATAAAAATAAAAAAGAAAATGCGCCTGTTTTAAGTCTTGATGGAAAAGAATACAATATTAACGATATGACAGATGATCAAAAAGTTATTATTTCACACGTTCAAGACCTATCTAGAAAAATTGAAACAACTAAATTCAATTTACAACAAATGGAAGTTGGCAAAGATACTTTTGTCAAAATGTTAAAGGATGAACTAACAAAAGATGACGATTAAAATAAACTCAATTACAAGAACAAAATCTTTAAATGGCATTAAAGATGTTTGTATTTCTGTCCATTACACTTATAGTGTAGCAAAAACAACTGGCAAATATGATGATCTTAAAAATTACACATCACAAATTAACCATACTTTAGGGTTAGGTAAACCTGATGATAGTTTTATAGAATATGAAAAACTAACAGAAGAAAATGTTAAAAAATGGATTGAAGATTCTCTCGGTAATGATGGATTAGATAAAATAAAACATCAATTAGAAACAATGATTGAGCATCAAATAGATCCTCCTACAGCAAGTGGGTTGCCCTGGTGATGGAAAACTGGACCGAAGTAGGCTTTGCGGGTTTAGCCGCTGGAATATTATGGTTCACTTTTAAGTGGATGACAGGAGAGTTGAATAAAAAGATTGACGACCTCCAGGCAATTATTATTAAATTAATAGATGCTAAAAATCAAATGGTGGATAAGTTTCAAGAATTAAATGATGAAATAACTGACCAATTAAACTACATAGAAGCTAAGATAGGAAATGGTCGTGGATCTAAACAAAAAAGAAAGGCTAAGAATAAGTAATGCCAAAAGTGGGAAAGAAAAAATTCTCTTATAGCAAAGCTGGAAAAAAGGCTGCTAAAAAATACGCCAAGAAAACAGGTAAAAAGGTATCAAAAAGAAAAGGATATTAATGGTGGATTCGACAAAAGCGGTTCTTAATGGAGTTCTAGGTGTAGGCGTTTGGTGGGTAAACCTACCAATGTTATTACAAATGGCAGTATCAGTAGCAACTCTAGTGTACTTAATAATTAAAACAAAAAATGAAATAACAAGGAGTTAGTGATGGGATTAAAAGAAATGTTAATGGCAGCTGCTGAATCACAAGCAGAATCCATTAAAGATAAAATGGTTGCACAATTAAGCTCAGATGAGATGAGCAAAATGATTGCAACTAAGATCAATCAAAAGATTGATATACCATTCGTCAGTGAAGATAAAGAACAAGTCTTTTTTGAGAAGTGTGTTGATATCGTAACTGACATTGTAGAAAATATTATTAAAGGTAAATAATGCCCAGATTTAGTATAAAAAGTAGATCAAAGTTGCATACATGTGATGAAAGGTTAGTTAAACTTTTTCACGAAGTTGTGAAACATTTTGATTGTACGATTATAGAAGGTCATAGAGGTCGAAAGGCTCAAGATGCAGCTTACAACAAAGGCAATAGCAAACTTAAGTTTCCAAATGGTAAACATAATAAAAGCCCTAGTGTTGCTGTTGATGTTGCCCCTTATCCTATTGACTGGGATGATAGGGATAGGTTTCATTATTTTGGTGGCTACGTTAAAGGTATTGCTACGCAGATGGGTTTAAATATTCGTTGGGGTGGAGATTGGAATAACGATACTCAAACCAAAGATAATAAATTTGATGATCTGGTTCACTTTGAAATAAAGGAATAGTTTGACTGTTAAAGATACAGTTGTAATATTTCCAGATATACACTTTCCTCATCACGATGAGAAAGCTTTTAGTTGCGCTTTGAAAGTGTTAGAGCATGTTAAGCCATCAGCGTTTCTCTGTATAGGAGATTTTGCCGAGGGCGAAAGCGTTTCCCACTGGCAGTGGTCCAAGAAAAAACGCCCTCCTCTCGAATATCAGTTACCTGCTATTAAGGTGGAAATAAAGGCAGTTAACGAAGGTTTAGATAGAATTGACGAAGCTTGTAAAAAAGCTAAAGTCAAAAAGAAAATTATGACAATGGGGAACCATGAATTATGGTTTGATAATTTTGTGGAAGAAAATCCCTATTTAAAACAATATGCATCTATGAAAGCTTTCAAGATGAAAGAAAGAGGTTATGATGCATACCCGTATGGCAAATACGTTAAGATTTTAGGATCTAAACTATATGCATATCATGGTGGTCACTATAGTGGAGTTAACCATACAAGGAGCCACGTGATGAATTTGGGTGTAAATATTATATATGGGCATACTCATGATTCAATGAAATCAGTAGTAACCCATTTAAACGGAGCTAAAATGGCATATTCAATGGGATGTTTATGTAAAATGGAAAAAGACTTTTTAAAGAATAGACAAACCAACTGGACACATAATGTCGGCATATTGGATATATTTAGCGATGGGAATTTTAATTTGAATGTTTTAACTATAGTAAATGGTAAAACATCAATAAATGGAAAGATAATCGGTTGAAGAGATTAGAAGATGTAGATGCAGACCGTAGAAGATATTACGGTAAAAAGAAAAAAAAGAAAGTAAAGAAACGTGCCAAAGCAAAACGTAACTCTAAATGATTTTTCTAGTGGTTTAGTAGATACTACTAATCCAAGAGATATACCAGATAACGCTTTATCTGAAGCAGATAACATATCGTTTACAGAACGTCAATCCATAAAGACATTGGGTGGTGTTATCGCTCACAAAGCTTTATTTCAGGATTATTTTAGTGGAGCAACTGGAGCTGGGGGATCTATTGGGGCTTCTGTATTAGAAGGTCATATAGCTGGTGGATACGGAATGTTTACTTTTGAAAGCGATTACGATGTAGGTCTTACATCACCTGTAAGTAAAACTGCCGCTGGTGTTAAAGACCAGGGAGCTAAATATATTTTATATATGGATTGTTTAAATGCTCAGTTTCATGTCTATGATTACAACACAAGAACTTTAAATCTTCTTGGATCTGCCTCGCCTTTTAGATGTCAAGTAGGAGGTTCTAGCGTTGTCCAGCATTTTGATTTTAGTGCTAATAAATTAGAATTTGGACAACATGATTCTGTTGTACCTTCAGGTAAATTTACTGGTGATTTTATAAAAGATGATGATAATAGTTTTATAGGTAAATTCAAATCAGGGGATTATATAAGAATAGAAAACTGTGATGACAGTAGTAACGCAAACAATTTTCAATGCTTGAGAATAAGAGATGTTAATAGAACTCAAATCACTTTAGATCATAAAGATTTTTTTACAAATGATGCCAATGAAAGTGGAAGCCCTAAACTACATATCTTAGTAAGACCCGTATATTATTACGCAGAAAATGCAGTTAGAGTATCTGATGCTTCTTTTTGGGAAACAAAGGGTGGACTTGATACAGACGAAACAGATCAGTATCAGAATGTTTGGTTTGGATATATTAAACGTACCCATTTTCACGATGCAAGTGGAGCAACTATTTTATCTGGATCAGGAGCAACATTTGATGGGTGGGATGTAAAAGCGAACGATTTAGCAGCACCAACAGAATTAACCGTAAGTACAAGCTCTGCTTATCCATCTGGTGGTGGTACTGGTTTTCATTTAGAATTTAAGGGTGATTCTGCTCTTTCTAGCTCTGGTTGGATAGATGTAGCTTATCAATGCGCTATTTCATATATATATGATGGTAACCAGGAATCATTATTATATATACCAAGTTCAAGCAACGTTTTTACACCTAGCGGAGCAAATAAAAAATTAAATTTAGAATTACATGCTAAAGCGGCGTACGATTCTAGAATAACTGGAGCAAGAATATATACAAGACAAAATTTAACAGATGATGATTGGACATTATTAATTGATTGTGATTTAAGTAAAGGTAATAGAACTACAATGTCAGAACCATACCAAATTTGGACCGACGTTAGTCATGGAACACAAGTAGATTCAGGTGATTTATATTCATCTGATATTAATTTAGAAACTTATGAAATATTAAATGGATTTTCTCCAGATGAACAAAAAATTACTATTAGTGGTGGTGGAGAAGGTTATAGAACAGCAGTAGTTGCAAACCGCAGAACGTTTATAGCTAACATGAGAACTGAAAATGAAGAAGGCGTTGTAACTCAAATGCGTGATAGAATAATGTATTCTCCAGTTGGAAAATTTGATACCTTTCCTAGGAGTTATTTTATAGACGCTGTAAAAGGAGACGCAGGTGAGTATGTTAAATTAGAAGCATTTGGCGATAGATTACTAGCCTATAAACAAAACAAATTAATTATTATTAATATAGCATCACCAAATCCAGCAGGTTGGTTTTTAGAAAAAGTAAAAGATTTTGGTGGGTGTAAGCATCCACACGCTGTTCAAAAAGCTGAGTTTGGTGTAATGTGGGCTAATGAATTTGGTTTTTGGATGTATGATGGACAGTCAATAAGAAATTTAATAAGTGGTAAAGTAAATGAATCTACTTGGGAAGATTTTTTTACAAATGGTACTATTGTAGGTTATAACGCTAAATACAATTACGCGCTTATTATAAAAGATTCTATTAATATTAGCTCTGCAAATGTTTTAGTATATGATTACAGAACAGGTGGTTGGACAAATGCTACAAATTCTATATATACGACAACTTCAGATTATGATAGCGGTACTGTGATTACTAATATGATTTTAGATCCTGATAATAATCTATCTTTTGGAATACAGAGAGAAAAAATAGGTAATGATGTAAACGATACCTCTAACCCAGATGAGGTTATTACTTTTCATCAATGGGATGAATCAACAAATAAGGGAGGATTAAACGCAGCAGACTGTTATTTTGTAACCAAAGATTTAGATTTTGCAAACCCTGCAAGAGTAAAAAGATTTTATAAAATTATTATTACATACAAAGCAACTGCTAGTTTAACAACACCTATAAGTTATTCTGTAAATGGCGGAGATACATACACTAATTTAACAGGCAACTTTGCAAATACTTCAAATGCTTGGGATGTATTAACAGCTACACCAAGTGTGCCTTTTGAAGGACAAAGTTTAAAAATTAAAGTAAAAGGCGCACCTGGTAATGGTGTGGAAATAAATGATATATCTATTGAATTCAGAACATTATTAAAGAACCCAACGTAATGGAAGCATTAGAAAGAAAATTTAGACAGGTCTCGGAAAATAAAATATCAATAACAAATAAAACTCCATCTTTATTAGAAATGTTAGATGGGGAGCAAGTTATTGCTAGAGAAACAGGAAAGAATCCCAGGCTATATATTAAAATAGGAACAAAATTATATTACTCAGAATTTACTGAGGTAACGAAAGGAACATAACATGGCAGGTGCAGCAGATGTAAGATTTGCCCAAATGATGGCAAGTCAATACAAACGACTTGGTGATAACGTAAGAAGACAACAAAGTAGTTTACAAAACAGAAGAAATAAAATGGGGTTTGGTAGACTTGTAGGCGCAGTAGGTGGTGGGCTATTAGGTCTTGCAACAGGAGGTGGTGCTTTAATTGCTGCTGCTGGTGCTGGACTAGGCTCAAGACTTGGAAGTGAATTAGGGCAAAGAAGTACTAAAATTGACGAAGTTCAACAAGGTTCTTTGTTTAGAGAAAAAGCAGCACAAGCTAGAAGCGAAGGTGTAGAAGCACAAAGGCAATTAAATAGAGGTGCTAACGTAAGTGCTTTATCAGATGCATTTAGTGCTTATACTTTAGCTGGAACTGGAGCAGGTCAAAAAGTAGGAAGTAAATTAACCGAAACATTTAGACCTGACTGGGCGATGCAACAAGCTATGGCAGCTCCTGGAGCAGGTGGATTTTCAATTGATCAATTAAATGAAGGCGTTAGGCAGAAATATGGTCAAACTATGATACAACGCAAACCAGGTGAAGAATATGCAAAGTCAATAATTCCTAACGCTACAGGTGTAAATATAAGCGACAAGGTAACCGTTCCACAAGATGTAGTTCATTCAAACCTTACTCCTCAAAGTCAAATACACAATAGAGAAAAAATAATAAATGCATTATCAGCAGAAAACAATTATACAACTATAGGTAATCAACAATTTGCTAATGTAAGCGGTCCTCAGTTACCAGGTCAAGGTGGTGGTAGTGTTTTTAATATCAACCAATTAAATGAAGGTGGTCCTCAGTTACCAGGTCAAGGTGGCGTTTTTAATAACGCAGTTCAAACACCTCCAGTAACACCAGGAGCATATAACGTACCAGCTGAACTGGCAAATCCTGCTGCTGTGGAAGCGGCTAATACTCCGTATTTTGGACCATATAATACAGCACCGATGCAATCACCTGTAGGTCCTTATGCTCCATATCAAGGCACAACGCAACAAAATTTGCAATTAGCTGACGTTTTAGGACTTAACACTAATAGGTCTATCGTAGATCAATTAAAAAGATATGGAGCTGATAGCTCAATGGAAGCTAGAAGAAGAATGTTTCAAGATTACTTTGGAGGGAGTTATTAATGCCTAGTTACGAAGAAACATTCAATTCACCAAGCTCATCTCTAAATCCATTAAACGTTGCTATGAACAATAGTGCAGGTAAAAATGTAGGGGTAAACCCTTATGATGGTATGCCTCAAAATAGTTTAACAAAAAATTCCCCTCCAAAAGCTGGGGTTATATATAATACTTTTATGAGTGGGGATGATGACGATGAACCGTCTGGTGATGGCGGAGTTAATAATCCCCCAGGAGATCCAAGAGATGATAGTCTAGGGGGAGAAGGAGATGATGATGGTGATCCAGGAGGTAAGGATGAAGACGGTTTTGGTGGTGATGATGACGGTGGTGGTGATGGCGGCGGTAAACAAGATCCACCTGGTAATCTAAATAAGCTTACAAATTTAAATACAATCTTATCAGGGTACGATGTAAGTCAGCTTGAAAGAGAATTTGGTGATATCTTTGAAGATTATGATCCAACCCAAGAAGATTTTGTAAGGTCTGCATTAGGACTAGATCAAGATGCATTAGGATTAGCTAAGCAAGAAGCTGGTATAGGATTTGACAGGCAAACAGGACAATTAACCAGACAACAAGATGTATTAGAAGGTCAACAAGGCTATTTAGCACAAGCACTTG